GATCGGGGAGGCACCTGCTCCGATCAATCTGGCCATTGAGGGAGCCGAAGGCTTCAAGGCCGCGACCATTCCGGTCGTTCTCACTTACGGGACCCCCGATCCCCTTCTCTGAACCACGAAAGGAACACAGGACATGGCACGCGCACAAGGAGCGCGGGCGCAGATGGCGCTCGCCTACGAATCCGTCTACGGCACGCCGCCCGCGAGCGGTTATTTCAAAATGCCCTTCGCCAGCTCGACGCTTGGCGCGGAGCAACCACTGCTCGAGTCCGAGCTGCTCGGCTACGGCCGGGATCCACTCGCGCCGATCAAGGACGCGTTGACCAGCGATGGCGACGTGGTGGTCCCAATTGATGCGATCGGCTTTGGCTATTGGCTGAAGGCCACCTTTGGCGATCCGACCACGACCGGCGCGGAGGCGCCCTACAGCCACGAGTTCCGCTCGGGCAGCTGGATCCTTCCAAGCCTCGCCATCGAGATTGGCATGCCAGAAGTGCCGCGCTTTGCGATGTACGCAGGCTGCGTGGTGGATCAGCTGTCCTGGCAGATGCAGCGCTCCGGCCTGCTGACTGCCTCGGTCAGCCTCATTGCTCAGGGCGAGACCCCGGCAACCACCACCAACGTAGGTACACCGACCGAGATTGTGCTGCAGCGGTTTGGTCACTTCAACGGGGCAATCAAGCGCGACGGTGTGGCGCTGGGCAATGTGGTCTCGACCCAGATTACCTATGGCAACAACCTCGACCGCATCGAGACCATCCGCGCCGACGGCAAGATCGACGGGGCCGATCCCTCCATGGCAATGCTCTCGGGCAGCATGGAGGTCCGCTTTGCCGACACCACGCTGATGGAACAGGCGATCAACGGCACAGATTGCGCGCTTGAGTTCGCCTACAGCCTGCCCACCGGAGAGAGCCTGACCTTCACCGCACATTCCGTTTATCTCCCGCGTCCGCGCGTCGAGATCGGCGGGCCGCAGGGCGTGCAGGCGACCTTCGACTGGCAGGCCGCCAAGGACGCAGTCACCGGGCGCATGTGCACCGTCACGCTCATCAACGGCGTGGAGGCCTATTGATCATGCTCAAACTTGACCTCTCTACCGATCCGCGCTGGCTTGATCTTGCCCCCGGCGTCCGCGTGCGCCTGCTCCCGCTCACCACCGCGCTGATGGTGTCCACCCGCAACGATCCCAGCATCGAAGCGCTCCCCGAGGACGCCAGCAACGAGGACCGCGCGCTGGTCTTTGCCAAAGCGCTGGGCCGACGGGCCGTGGTGGAATGGGAGGGAGTGGGAGATATGGACGGCAAGGTTCTGGAACTCACCCCCGAGGGTGTTGACGCCTTGCTCGACATCTATCCGATCTTCGAGGCCTTCCAGGCGGGCTATGTCGCCAAGGCACTGGTGTTGGATCAGGAAAAAAACGTCTCCGCGCCCTTGCTGACTGGCACTTCAGCGGGGGCGATCGATACTGCGAAGCCTGCCAAGGCCCGTGCCCGGACTGCCCGCAAAAAATGAACCAACCCCAGACCTTTGAGGGCGCACAGGTCTGGGACTTGGTCGGACGGCTGGGCGGCCAGCTGCGGGCGACGCAGAAGACCATCCTTGGCTGGGACATGGGAGCTGCGCTGGCAATGGCGCAGGCGCTGGGCGTGAACGGCCTCGTGGCGATGGAGCTGCTGCCCGAAATCGAGGCGGTGATGGTGAAACGAGTCAACGAACGGATCGGAGATCAGCATGAGTGAAAAGCGCGTGTTCGTGCGCCTCGCCGCCGTGGGCGGACGACAGGTCAAGGCGGAGCTGACCGGCATTGGCGACGCCGGGGCCCGTGGCCTCGGGCGTCTGTCGCGCGAGGTCGATGTGGCGAACGCACGGCTTGCTGCCTTCACCCGCCGGGCCAAGATTGCAGCGGCCGCTGCAGCTGCTGCTGTGGTGGCAGCCGGTGCCGCGATGATCGGCTCCGGACTGCAAACCATCGACGCACAGGCCAAGCTGGCACAATCGCTGGATACAACCGTCGAAAGCCTGCAGGTGCTGGAGCGCGCTGGTGAACTGGCTGGTGTTTCCATCTCGGGGATCGAGCAGGCCACCAAGGACATGACCCGTCGCCTCAGCCAGGCTGCAGCCTCTGGTGGGCCAGCGGCGGCCGCGCTGGACCGGCTGAACCTCTCCGCCGAGACGCTGATGGACATGCCACTCGATCAGCGTATCGCGGCAGTGTCCGCTGCCATGACTGAGTTTGTTCCCGAAGCAGAGCGCGCTGCCGTGGCAGGGCAAATCTTCGGCGAGGAAGGCTCAATCGCCATGTCGCGGATTGATACAGCGACGCTGCGCCAGGCGACGCAGGATGTGCAGGACTTTGGCATCGTCGTCTCCGAACAGGACGCGGACCAGATCGAGCGCACCAATGATGCGATCTCACGGCTGGGCTTGATCTGGCGCGGTGTGTCGAACCAGCTGGCGGTCGCTGCAGCGCCCACGCTTGAGGCCGTGGCGGATGCGCTGGCAGCGATGGCGCGCACGACCGGGCCACTTGGAAGTGCCATTCAAGGTCTGTTTGAGAACATTGGACGCCTGACCACATTTGCGGTGACCTTCGCAGGCGTGATGGCGGGCCGGTGGGTGGCGGGACTTGTGGCCGCGACCTTCTCGGTCAGTGGGCTGGTGACAGGTCTGGTCTTTCTGCGCGCGGCGCTGATCCGCACCGGCATCGGCGCGCTGATCGTTGGCGCAGGCGAGATGGTCTATCAGTTCACGCGGCTGGTTTCTGGCGCAGGCGGGTTCGGCAACTCGCTGGACCTGCTCAAGGACGTGGCTGTCGAGGTCTGGGACCGGGTATCGCTTAGCGCGGATGCGGCTTGGGCGCGCGTGGAAGCTGGTTGGGCCTCCGCGCAGGCTGGTATTTACGACGGTTTGCAAGATGCAACAGCGGCGGTGGTCGGCTGGGCAAACAGCACCGTCAACACCTTCGAGGGCACATTTCTTGCAGTGCAGGCCATCTGGAGCGCGCTGCCGGATGTGTTCGAGCGCGTTGGTGCACTTGCAATCAACGGTCTGGTCGAGGTGATGGAGACCGGCATTGCGGGCATCACCGAGGCGATTAACACAGTGCTGACCCTTGGCGGTCGACGTCCCGAATGGGCCATCGCCGCCCCTGATCTCTCGGAATGGAAGTCTGCAGTCCCGGAAGCCGTCAATCTGGGAGAGCGTGCGCGGGCAGCTTACGACAGCGCCTTCTCGGACAATCCCTTCCAGGTGCCTGAACTCTTTGGCGGCATGGCAGATGATGCGCGCGGTCGGGCAGCAGGCTATTCCGAGGCTGCGGGGATGCTGTCAGATGCAGCTTCGCGCCCCATGACCGCCTGGCAGGCGCTGAAGGATGCCATTTCTGGTGCGGGCGATGAAGGCACAGCGGCGCTCGAAAGTGCCGCCAATTCAGCGGACCGGTTCAACGATGCGCTGGGGGAGACCAAAGGACAGGCCGGGCGCGCAGGCGGTGCGGCAAAGCAGGCGGGCGCAGGCGCAGCCGACGGTGCCGAGGCGGCAGCCACTGGCTGGCAGGCGGTTGTGAACGCGGTCAGCGAATACGCGGACAAAGCCCGCGATGTGGGCGCGGACATCGGCAACGTGCTCGTGAGCGCGTTTCAAAGTGCGGAAGACGCCATCGGCAATTTCGTAAAGACCGGCAAACTGAATTTCAAAGGCCTGGTCACATCGATGATCGCGGACCTCGCCAAGCTTGGAGCGCGCAAGTTTATCCTCGGGCCTATCGCCAATGCGCTCTCCGGCGCGCTCGGCAATCTCGGCGGCATGTTTGCCGGGGTCTTCCACCAGGGTGGTCTCGTGGGCGGTCCTGCGCCCTCGCGCATGGTCCCGGCCATGGCCTTTGCCGACGCACCGCGCCTGCACAACGGCGGCTGGGCCGGGCTCAAATCCGACGAGGTCCCGGCGATCCTGCAGCGCGGCGAGCGCGTACTCAACCGCCGGGAAGCCCAAAGCTACGGCGACGCAGGCGGGCAGCGCGATGCAGCACCCGTCGTCAATATATCGATCCAGACCCGCGACGCCGAGAGCTTCCGCCAATCGCGCACGCAGGTCGCAGCCGATATCTCGCGCGCGGTCTCCATGGGCCGGAGGGGCATGTAATGGCGTTTCACGAGGTGCAGTTCCCCGACAACATCAGCCGCGGTGCACGCGGCGGACCGCAGCGGCGCACGCAGATTGTTGAGCTGGCATCGGGCCGTGAGGAGCGCAACGCCAGCTGGTCCGCCTCGCGCCGCCGCTACGATGTCAGCTACGGCATTCGCCGCGTGGATGATCTGCACGCGGTGGTCTCCTTCTTCGAGGCGCGGCTGGGGCGGCTCTACGGGTTTCGGTTCAAGGATTGGGCGGATTACAAATCCTGCGCGCCCTCAAAGGGTGTGTCCGAGATGGATCAGCTGATCGGCACCGGGGATGGCGAGACCACAGAGTTCGCGCTGAGCAAAGCCTATGGCACTGCGCCCCACATCTATCAGCGCCGCATCGAGAAGCCGGTCGCCGGAACAATCCGCATCGCGCTTGGCGGAGCAGAGCAGTTCAATGGCTGGTCCATCGATAATGACACCGGGATCGTCACGTTTGATGCGGCTCCGGAATCCGACGTCTCCATCACAGCTGGCTACCAGTTCGACGTGCCCGTCCGCTTCGACAGCGATCTGATGGACGTCACCCTCGACATCGAGCGTCTCGGCTCGATCACCTCAATCCCGCTTGTGGAACTCCGCCTCAGCTAAGGACCTCGCCCATGCAAACCTATACCGCCCTTGAACATCGCCCTGGCGATACGCCTCAGCTGTACGACATCGACGGCGGGCTTGTTGCGCAGAACGCAGACGGGAAAGTCGTCCGCCTCAATTCCAGCCAGCAGGTCACAGCCGTCACGCCAGTGCCAATCGAAAGCGCGGAGCGGTATAATTTCCGCGCAGTTTACCGGCGCGCGACCAACAGTCCCGATCCGTCTGACGACGCAATTTCCTGCGGCATTGACTGGCTGGCCGCAGACAAGACCGCGCTGTCCACGACCACGATTGACACAGTCCTCAACCTCAAGGTTTCTGACGGTCGGCGCGAACTCCGGCGCGTGGTCACCGCTGCAGAAATCACACCTACCGAGCTGCAAGCGCCAGATGGCGCCCGCTACGCTGTGCCTTGGGTCCGCACTTTTGGCCTCAATCATGCCACGGACGTCGAGGTCTGCTCTCTAGAGCGTCTGAACTTTGTCTCGATCCCTGTCCAGCGGACCTTCTACGTGACGATGGACGGATCAGATACCAACTCCGGCAAGTCGCTGTCCGCTCCGCTCGCCTCGGTCGCCCAAGCGCTGGCCCGGATGGCGGATGAAGCACCCAACCCCTGCGCGGCGATCGTGCATCCAGGCGAGTATCTAGTAAAGCCAGACAGTGTGATCCCAGCGAATTGCGCCATCTATGGCTACGACCTGCGCGTCACGAAGCTGATCCTGTCGAACTCAGCGCAAACAGCGCCCGCAAGCGGCACGGCGCGGCGCAACAATATGTTCCTTATGAGAAACGGGATCAAAGCCCGCGGATTTACCTTCACGGGCCTTGAGCACGAGCCTTTCACGCTCGATGGCGGGCCGCCTCAAAAAGGCTACGCCTTTGCGTTCAATCCTGGCGAAGTCATCACCCGGTCGCCCTACATCTCAGACTGCTCGATGTTGCATGACTTCTCGCAGGATCAGATGGCGCTGCCGATCGACAAGGCGAACGCGAACCCCCTGATGCCGCTCGGCGCAGGAAATATCCTTGCTGATGGTTCAGTTCTTGCGCCGTCCTCACCTCTGCGCTCGGTCGTCGTTGACAGCTTCACCTCCATCAATCCCAACGGCGTCGGCTATGCCATAACGCGCAATGCCTTTGTCCAGCTGGTCTCGGTGTTCACCAACTGGTCGCGGGTTGGCCTCTGGGCGCACAATGGCGGGCAAGTGACCGTCGCAAACTCAAACAACACGTTTGGCGACTTTGCACTGGCATCCACAGGTTTCCGCCAAACCATCCAGATCAAAGGCGTGGCCGATCCCAGCGTGATCGAAGCATTTACGTCCTCAGCAAACCTGATCAGCACGCAAACCGAGGCAATAGTGACAGCTCTCATGGAGGTGCGCTATCCCACCATGACTGGGTGGGGCGGATTAACCGCGGATCAAAGAACACTCACCGAGCGCGACACGCGCACATTGCTGCGCTCCATCGTAAACGATCTGCGCTCTGGCCAGGACAAGGGCGCGCAGTTCTTTGCCAAAGGGCTGTTCAATTGGAACGCGGAATATCTCTTTGCGACCTCGCTCCTGCAGCTGTTCCTCGACAGCTGGGAGCAGGTCCGCCTGGAGCTTCTTGGACGGCTCACCGATCCGGCCGCCGAGGCAATGGTTGACGGGCTGATCACTTTGATCAGCGATGTGGTCGCGAACCCTGCCAGTTTCCGGGTGGCATTCCCCTCGGTGATCGAAGCCACCGGCCAGCAATTCAGCAACGCAGGCAGCGGCGTCAACTACAACTCGCTGCCGTTCAGCCAGCGCGGCACCGGCGAAAACCCACCCCCTGCCGAGGCCATCTTCAAGGCCAATGGCGGCAAGGTCTTTGCGACCTTCTCTACCGAGGTTGGCGACACGTATCTCGGAGAGGACCTGCGCGTGGACTTTGAACGCAACACCATCGAGGGTCAGGCATTCAGTCGCGGCGTGCAGAACATCGCTCTCCCCCTCATCATCGGCATTGGAGGCTGAACCATGGGAACCATCATCACACCCCGTCCACCGCTAAACCTGTTCGAGGTGGTGCGCACTGAGATTGGGAGCGACTGGCAAACGATCTACGACGTGCCCAGCTATACGATCCCGGCCAATGGCCCGAACCCTTTGCGGGTGGTGGGTACGGCGGCGATCATGACGGGCCTCGCGGTCTGCCCCCTGACGCCAGCTGGCGCGACCATTTCAGCGCGGGTGCTGGCGGCAAACGGAGCGGACAACTTCCTGCTGATCGACGGTGCGTTTTCTCCTTCTGGTGACTTTCTGTCGATCTCGCTTGACCGCCAGGTGCTGAGAAACGGCGAGCAGCTTCAGGTCAAATGCGCTGCTGCGCAGACCGCCATGACGCATTTTAGCTTCATCCTCAATCAGCGCGAAGAATTCACGGAGATCCCAACATGAGCGTGAAATATGGTTCCGGCAAGGGCAAGTTCGTCGGGCAGTCGCTCGTCTACCCATTCCCGATCCCGCTGGATGCGACACAGCACAACGGCGCGGTAATCGTTGCTGAGGACGGGCAGCTTTACTATTCCAACGGATCTGATTGGGTAATCCCGTCCGAGGTCGTGGAAATCTCGCGGCCTTCAGCGCGCGTCCCGACCAACTCGATGGAGCAGACGCAATTGCGATTATCTGCATTTAGAAGTCCCGCTGGCCTTTCGCAGGTCGGCATTCTATTCGAGATCAGCATGAACGGCGTGGACTTTGTCGATGCGGAGACCCGACTGGTCAACGATGAGTTTGCTTCGCTCTACCAGCTTCTGTATCCCGAGGACGGTTTCGAGTCAGGCGACGAGATTTTCTGGCGCGGCAAGTATATTGGAACAGAGGGTGGTCAGTCCGATTTCTCGATCCCATTTCGGCAGACCTTCCCCAAGCTGATCGATGACCCCATGCCAGTCACTCGCCAGGGCGCAGTCACTGGCACCGTTGAGCTTTCCCCGTTCTTCAGCGCGCTCGGCCTAGACTACGTCGAGACGCAAATTCAGTTTTGGGAAGACACTGCAAACCCCGCCGTGGACCCCCCGGTGGCAACGGTGACTTCGGTCAGCGGTGCTCTGATCAACTTGCCCACACAGCTGGTCGAAGGCCAAGCCTATCAGTGGAGCGGACGCTACGGCGGTCGGCAGGGCGGCGCTGGTCCGATCCTCTACACCGCCTTCACAGCACCACGCTTCATCCTCAAGGGTGTCGCCTCGATGATCTTGATCTACGATCCGGCTTTGGCTCTTAATCGCACGATCAACCTGCCGATGGGCGTCTACGGCGGGATCGTGAACGTAAATGTGGACTGGGGTGACGGCACTTCGAACGCCTACACCACTGGCGGCATTCGCTCAAAGACCTACGCAGCGGGCGTGACGGGTCTCGTCACTGTGATCATCAGCGGGCAGTTGGAGCAGTTCGGTGGCAACACAAACATCCAAGGGCTGATCCGAGTGGATAACATAGGTGTCGGCCTGGGCTTGAACTCTCTGCGCGAGATGTTCCGCAACGTGACGTCCAATACCATCTTCTGCACGCCCAACATCCCGCCTACGGTCAAGAGCATTCAGGGGATGTTCTTTAACGCGGGTACCGTCACTTTCGACGTGACCGGGTTTACTGTAGGCGAAGTGAAGGATTTTACCGAGTGTTTCCTGAATGCAGGGAGCTTTAACCAGAACATTAGCGGCTGGGATGTATCCAACGCCAATAGTATGCGTGGTATGTTCCGAACCACGATTACGGGGCTTGATTATGTGTTCAACCAACCAATCGGTAGCTGGGACGTTTCTTCGGTCACGGACATGTCTTTCATGTTTAGCCGGAACGCGACTAATTCTGATTACTTTTTTAATCAGAACATCGGCGGGTGGGACGTGTCCTCGGTCACTAACATGTTTCAAATGTTCGGCGCGTCCCTGGTAGGCACTGACAGACCTCATTTGTTCAACAACGGGGGTACCGACTCAATCAAGAATTGGGACGTGTCTTCGGTCACTAACATGTCGCGCATGTTCTTTGGCTCTGGCGGACAATTCCAACAGCCCATAGCAGATTGGGACGTCTCTAGCGTCACAAATTTTCGTGGAATGTTCGATCGATCATTATTTAATCAGCCGCTCACGGGTTGGAACATTTCGGCAGCAATTGACGTAAGAGAGATGTTTGCAAATAGCCCATTTAACAACGACGTGAGCAACTGGGTGCTTCCCGCAAATATTCAGGCGCTTTTTCAAAGCGCAAAATCATTCAACCATCTATCAATTCTGTCTTGGGACACTTCGGGTGTCACAAACATGTCCCGACTGTTTATGGATGCAGATGCTTTCAACCAACCAATAGGCAGCTGGAACACGTTTAATGTAACCACAATGGAAGAGATGTTCTTTCCCGCGACGATCAACACTCGAATGAAATTCAACCGGCCCGTTGAGAATTGGGATGTTTCTAAAGTTATCAGCATGAAGCGGATGTTCGGTGGTTCCGGATCTTCGGATTTCAATCAACCAATCGCTGCGTGGGACGTTTCCAAGGTCGAAGACTTTTCAGAGATGTTTTTCTGCTCAAATCCAACAAGGCCTAACAATTTCGACCAAGATATATCCGACTGGAAATTAAATACTCAATCCGCACTGATCAATGCAATGTTTGGTGGGCCGGGCTCTAATTTCTCTGCAGAGAATTACTCCAAACTTCTCGTCGGATGGTCCAACTCGATCATTGAGCTCAATGGTCCCTTCGGAGTTCTAGCTGGTTTTGGTGACCGCACCTATAACGACACGGATTACTTCGTGGGCGAACTCTACGAGAACGCTGTCGCGGCGCGTGCCTATCTGAGCAACTCTAACCGCCTGACGGTCTCTGACGCTGGCAATGCGAACGCAGATGGCAACTATCTGTTCGACGGCACGGTACAGCTCTATGCCAACGGAAACGACTGGTATTTCATCAAGACCAGCGGTGTCTGGGAATTGCGCGACAACCTCGATGCCGTGCAAGCGACCCAGCAGGATGTGGGCAATCTCGCGGCACCTCAACTCGTTGATTCATGGAACGGCGATCTGGCAACCGCAACGGTCCTGCGCACGGGTGCGGCGTGGACCATCACAGACGGAGGGCTTGCAGCATGACAGAAATGAGAGCAGCGCACGAACTGATAAACGAGACCGACGCGCCGATCTATTGGGTCGCGCACGGTCCTGATCTGGCCTTTGGCACGCTCCAACCCGGCGGGCACCTAGCTACAGGCCAGGAGACCTTTGAGCAGTTTACCAGCCTGCGATTATGGCGTGGGCGGGTCATCGAACTCGGAGGCTCGTTCAAATGATGGGAGGTCTATACGTGCTGACCCGCGATCTACACCACGCCTGCGAGCAACATCCGCTGGGACAGGCAATGGTGAACGGCGCAGTCACCCCGCAACACTGGGCCGACTGGCTCTGGGCCATGCGCTGCTTGCACTCTGTCGTGGACGCAGAACTGCCAGCGCATATGGAGCGCGACGCTCTGTTTGGTGCCGACCTGTTGGTGCTGCCGAAAGCGCACGCCAGCCGTGCAGCGCTGCGCTATGCGCAAGACCTGATCGGACAGGATTGCACCGGTGCAGCTTACGTCCTGCACGGCGCGCATCATTCTGGCGGCCGCGTGCTGGCACCCAAGATGGCCAAGCGGGGCCTGCCATCACTGCACACATCTTATCTTGATGCCGCTGCCTCGAAAGCATGGATTGTAGCGGCTCGCACCAGACTGGAGGCAACGCAGCAGGCGCGCGCGACTTTCCAGTGCCTGCTCGCGGTGATGGACGAGATCGAGGCTCGAAAGTGAAGGCCTTGCCCCCCGATCTGCAAGCCCATCTGGACAGCGCAGCAACCACGCTGGCCTGGTGCTGGCGTATCACGCGGGCTGACGGTGTTGTGCTCGGCTTCACCGATCATGATCGCCACCTGACCTTCGATGGAACCAGTTTCGAGCCCGAAAGCGGGCTTGTGGCCTCTGAGCTCCGCTCGGGCTCAGACCTCTCGGTCGATGCCCAAGACGCCGAGGGCGTGCTGACTTCCGACCGGATCACCGAGACCGACATCGCCGATGGCCGCTGGGACAATGCCGCAGTCGAGGTCTGGCGGGTGAACTGGGCCGACACCGGCCAGCGCGCACTTCTGCGCCGCGGGGCGATCGGCCAGATCAGGCGTGGTCGCTTGGCCTTTGTCGCCGAGGTGCGCAGCATGGCTCATGTGCTGGGACAGACCATCGGGCGCAGTTTCCAGGGCACATGCGACGCAGCATTGGGGGATGCGCGCTGCGGGATTGATCTGGAGAGCCCCGCATTCAAGGGCACAGGCCTCGTGACAGAGCTGCTGCGCGACCGCGCGTTTCTCGCCTCGGGCATTTTCAGCTTTGCGGATGGGTGGTTTTCCGGAGGGACGGTTCAATGGTCCTCGGGCGCCAATGACGGACGGCAGGCTGAGGTCCTGATCCATACGGTCGCAGGCGGCATCGTGACCGTGACGCTGCTCGAAGCCCCGGTGCGGCCGATCGCTGTCAGCGATACCTTCGTGATCCGCGCTGGCTGTGACAAGCGCGCCGAGACCTGCCAAGCCAAATTCGCCAATATGGTGAACTTTCGCGGCTTTCCCGACATCCCCGGCCAGGACGCCGTGATCCGCTATGCCACCAAGGACGGTCGGCACCAGGGCAATGTGCTATGAGCAAAGCAAAACAACGCCGCGCGCCGCACCCGGCCGATCCGGACGTGGTGGTGGCGGCCGCGCGCGCATGGCTCGGCACGCCCTATCACGATCAGGCCAGCGTGAAGGGCGTTGGGTGCGACTGCCTTGGCCTTGCACGCGGTGTCTGGCGCGAAGTGGTGGGCGTGGAACCTGTGCCGGTGCCGCCCTACAGCCGCGACTGGGGCGAGACGGGGCAGCGCGAGGTCCTCTTTGAAGGCGCCGCGCAAGCCATGATCCGGATCCCGGTCGAGAGCGCAAGTCCCGGCGACATGGTTCTTTTCCGCATGCTGCGCGGCGCGATCGTAAAACATGTCGGGATCCTCACCGAGTCTGACCGCTTTTTGCACTCCTACGACCGCCTCGGTGTGATCGAGGAACCCCTGACCGATGCCTGGCGGCGGCGCATCGCCTTTGCCTTCCGTTTTCCGCGCAGCAAGCGCACCCGCAGAAAGAGACCCTGACGCATGGCAACACTTGTTCTTGGCGCCGTCGGCACCGCCATCGGCGGCTCGCTGATCTCTAGCACCGTTCTTGGCTTTACCGGTGCGGCCATCGGCGGGTTTGTCGGCTCCACCATCGGATCTGTCGTGGACAGCTGGATCGTCTCATCGCTCACACCCGGCCAGCGGATCGAAGGCGCACGGCTCGACAGCCTGCGCATCACCTCCTCCACCGAGGGTGCAATCCTGCCCCGCGTCTACGGGCGCATGCGCATGGGCGGAAACCTAATCTGGGCCACGGATTTTCGGGAGGAGACGCGCACGACCCGCCAGGGCGGTGGCAAAGGCGGTGGTCCAAGTGTTACCACCACCGAATACCTCTACTACGCCAGCTTCGCGGTGGCGATCTGCGAGGGCCCAATCAGCGGAATCGGCCGCATCTGGGCCGATGGCAAGCCTATGGATATGGAGGGCGTGGTCTGGCGCTGGTACCGGGGCGACGAGGGCCAGTTGCCTGACACCTTCATCGCGGCCAAGATGGGTGCGGACGCAACGCCCGCCTATCGCGGCACCGCCTACGTCGTGTTCGAGGAGCTCGCACTCGAGAAGTTCGGCAACCGCCTGCCGCAGCTGACCTTCGAGGTGTTCCGCCCGCTCGCCGACCCTGACACCGCCGAGGGTATGACCAAGGCGGTGACCATCAACCCGGCTTCCGGTGAGTTTAGCTACGCCACCCAGATCGTGCGCAAAACCGAAGGCGGGACCACCACAGCGGAGAACGCCAACGCGCTGGCCAACACGGCCGACTTTGTGGTCGCCATGGATCGGCTGCAAGCGCAGGCGCCCGAAGTGGAGAGCGCCTCTCTTGTCGTCGCGTGGTTCGGGGACGACCTGCGCGCGGGGAACTGCAAGGTTCGACCGGGCGTCGAGGTGGCCAGCAAGAGCACGACGCCCGCCTGGTCGGTCAACGGCGTGGCCCGCGCGAGCGCCTACCTTGTGAGCCAAGACAGCGACAACCGCCCCGTCTACGGTGGGACGCCGAGCGACCTTTCGGTGGTGCAGTCCATACAGGAGGTGAAGGATCGCGGGCTGCGCGTGACTTTCTATCCCTTTATGCTGATGGACGTACCCTCGGACAACACCCTGCCAAACCCCTACAGCGACAACGCCGCCAGCGCTGGGCAACCGGCGTTTCCATGGCGCGGTCGGATCACATGCAGCCCGGCGGCGGGTTTCGCAGGCACGGTCGACAAGACCGCAACGGCAGCGGCGCAGGTCGCGGCACTCTTCGGCGCGGCCACGCCCGCCAACTTCGCGGTCTCGGGCACGACTGTCAGCTTTACCGGCCCTGCCAGCGAATGGAGCGTGCGACGGATGATCCTGCACTACGCCCACCTCTGCAAAGCCGCCGGTGGTGTCGACGCCTTCATCATAGGCTCGGAGATGCGCAGGCTGACGCAGGTACGGTCGGCGGCCGGGACATACCCGAGCGTCCAGCAGCTGCGCGATCTGGCGGCCGACGTGCGCGCGATATTGGGCCCAGGCACCAAGATCAGCTATGCGTCCGACTGGTCAGAGTATTTCGGCCACCACCCAGACGATGGGAGCGGCGACGTTTACTTCCATCTTGATCCGCTCTGGGCGGACCAGAACATCGACTTCATCGGCATCGACAATTACATGCCGTTGTCCGACTGGCGCGACGGCTACGAGCACCTAGACGCCCAGAACTGGCCGGTGATCTACGACCGCGCCTACCTGCAATCCAACATCGAGGGCGGCGAAGGCTTCGAGTGGTTCTACGCCAGCACGGCGGACCGCGCCGCGCAGAACCGCACGCCAATCACCGATGGCTCCGCTGGCAAGCCATGGGTCTTTCGCAACAAGGACCTGCGCAGCTGGTGGACCAATCCGCATTTCAACCGGCCCGGCGGCGTCGAGAGCGCCACGCCCACCGCTTGGGTGCCGCAATCCAAACCCTTCTGGTTCACCGAGTTCGGATGCCCCGCCGTTGATCGCGGCACAAACCAGCCCAACGTGTTCTATGACCCCAAATCCTCCGAAAGCGCCGTGCCGCATTCCTCACGCGGCTGGCGCGACGACGCGATCCAGCGCGCCTATCTCGAAGCGACGCTCGACCATTGGGGCAAGCCTGCGAACAACCCGGTCTCGAGCGTCTATGGCGCTCCGATGGTGCATGTGCCGGAATGTGCTGCATGGACGTGGGACGCCCGCCCTTATCCCTTCTTTCCCGAGCTGGCGGATGTCTGGACGGACGGGGCCAACTGGCGGCTGGGCCACTGGCTGACCGGGCGGCTGGGATCGGTGTCGCTGGCCGCACTTGTCCGCACGCTCTGCCTGCGCGCCGGTCTGCCCGAAGAGCGGATCGACGTCAGCGGGCTTTGGGGCGCGGTCGAGGGCTATGTGATCACCGCTCTGGAAGCGCCCCGCACCTCGCTGACTACGCTGGCGCGGCATTTCGGTTTTGATGCCATCGAAAGCGAGGGCATGATCCGCTTTCTGATGCGCGGCCGCGCGCCGGTCGCGACGATCTCGCCCGAGGACATGGTCGCCGCGCAAAACGGCAACGGCGAGGTGATCGAGCTTACCCGCGGGCAGGAGACGGAGCTGCCGCAGGCTCTCAAATGGCAGATGGCGCGCTCTGATGAGGACTATGACTCAGCTGTGGTTGAGGCGCGCAGGATCACCGTGGAGGCGTCCCGCGTAAGCGCGGAGGCATTCCCGATCGCTTTGCCACCGGAAGAGGCGGAACGGCGCTGCCGACGTGCGCTGATGGAGGCTTGGGTGGGACGGGAAAGCGCAGCCTTCCGCCTGCCGCCCTCGCGGCTGGCCATCGATCCCGGCGACGTGCTGCGGCTGGATCACGACGACCGCCTGATCGACCTGCGCGTGATCTCCGTGGCCGACAGCGACGCGCGGTCGATGGACACGCTGTTTCAGGACCGCATGGTCTATGATCTGCCACCCGGCCAGCCGCGCGCGACCTCGCTTGCCCAGCCCGTTGTCTTTGGCGGAACGGAGGTGGTGTTTCTCGATGTGCCGCAGCTTACCGAAGCGGAGACGGACCACCAGCCGCTGATCGCGGGTTTCGCCCGCCCTTGGCCGGGAAACGTCGCCGTGTGGCGCAGCTATTCAGACGAAGGATTTGAGCTCTTTCAAACATTCGGCACGCAGGCGCGCCTTGGCACTCTCGCCGCGGACCTTGCAGCTGGGCCGACCTCGCGCTTTGACATGGCCAACGCGCTGGTGGTCGATCTGCGCAGCGGCACGCTCGAGAACGTCACGGACCTTGCGCTCTTTGGTGGCGCCAACGCCCTCGCGGTAGAAAGCGCGCCCGGCGTCTGGGAGGTCGTGCAAGCCAGCCGCGCGGAGCTGGTGGCAAAAGGCCGCTATCGCCTCACCCGCCTCCTGCGCGGTCAACGTGGTACCGAGCAGGCGGTCGCGGCAAATGTAGCGGCAGGGGCGCGTTTTGTCGTGCTGGACGCCGCGCTGGCGCGCATGCCGCTCGCTCTGGCCGATCTCGGCTTGCCGTGGAAATGGCGCATCGGCCCGGCCTCGCTGCCCTTCACTGACGACAGCTACGTCGGCGCCTCCTTCACGCCCACAGGCGCGGGGCTGCGTCCCTTCTCGGTCGGCCATGTCGAGCAGCCGTCGCGGCGCGGGCGCATCCCGGGCGATCTGACGATCCGCTGGACGCGGCGCGACCGCGCTTTGCTCAGCGACAGCTGGGCAGTGGTCGAGGTGCCTATGTCCGAGTCAAGCGAGGCCTATGAGATCGACATCCTCGACGGCGCAACTGTTAAGAGAACCTTTACAGTTGCCACCCCAAGCGCGCTCTACACCGCCGCAGAGCAGGTGGCAGACTGGGGAGCCACGCTCGGACCCGGCGACACCCTCGATATCCGCATCGCACAGCTCTCCGCGCTCGTCGGGCGCGGCGCCACCCGGACAATAACCCTGACTTTCTGAAGGACACCCCATGGCCGATACCACCACCAACCTCGCGCTGCCATTCATCCTGGCGGCGCAGGCCCAGAAGCATGTCACCCACAACGAGGCCCTGCGCCTGCTCGATGGCCTGATCCAGATGTCCGTGCTCAACCGCAACCTCGCAGCGCCGCCCGCCGCTCCGATCGAGGGCGCGCGTTACATCGTGGCCAGTGGTGCGAGCGGCGCGTGGTCGGGCTGGACCGGGGACATTGCGCTCTGGTCCGACGGCGCATGGCTGCGCCTGCCAGCCCGCACCGGCTGGGTGGTCTGGGTGCAGGATGAGGCCCGCGTGGTCGTGCGGATCGGTGCAGCCTGGACGCCGCTGGACGCAGCCATGGGATTGCTGGCGCAGGCGGGCAGTGTCGAGGTCGCCAAGGGCGCGTTGGGCAGCACCACGGGCATGGCGGTCCTCGAGCAGACCCTCTCTGGCCTCTCAGGGGCCACCGTCACCTCCACCATCGAAATCCCCAACCGCGCCATCGTTCTCGGCGTCTCGACCCGGACCACCACAACGATTACCGGCGCGACCTCCTACGATTGCGGGATCGCGGGCGAGGCCGACAAGTTTGGCGGGGCGCTCGGCGTGGCCGCCGGTAGTACCAACACCGGCGTGATTGGCCCGCAGGCGTTCTATGCAGACACGCCAATCCTGCTCACCGCCCAAGGCGGCAGTTTCACCGGCGGTGCCGTGCGCATCGCCATCCACTATCTGACGCTGGGAGGGCCCAACTGATGCGTGGGAAAATCAAAATTTACGAGAAAAAAGAAGGAGTAGGCGATGATGCCAAATTGGGAAACGATACAGGCGGTCTGGCCACTGCTCCTGGGCTTGGCCGGTCTTTGGGCACGCATTGAAGTGGCTCTGTCCAAGGCGTCAGCACAGAGCAAGCTTAACGAGCGCGAGATCACAAAGCTGGAAGTGAAGGTCGAGGCGCAGGGGGAATCAGCCAACCAGCAAGCCATTCAGCTGGGCCGCATCGAGGGAAGCCTGCTTGGCATCGGCAAAACCCTCGACCGTCTCGACCGAAAGTTCCCAGACCGCTGATCTGTGCGTCTGAGCACGATCAAAACTCGATCAAGAAATTCACCACCCGCCCTCGCAGGCGGTTTTTTTTATGTCCGAAAGGAGCACACCATGTCCTACAACCCAGCAATCCTCGAGGCGGCAGGCGGCCATCTCGGAACCGACGAGTGGCCAGGAGCGCGGCACAATCCCGCAATCCAGTCGATGTTCGCCGCATCAGGGCACAACCCGAACGAACCAGACGAGACACCTTGGTGCGCAGCCTTCGTCGGCGCGGTGCTGGCCGAGCTTGGCCTTCCCCACACCGGACGTTTGAACGCGCGGTCCTATCTCGACTGGGGTGTCCCGGTTTCGATCCGTGACGTGAAGCCAGGCGACATCTGCGTTCTTTGGCGCGGGAGTCCGGACGGCTGGCAAGGCCATGTCGCCTTCGTGGTTCGCTTTGATCGGGATCAGGTAATCCTGCGTGGCGGGAACCAGGGCAACAGTGTGTCAGACGCTCCCTATTCCCTCTCGCGCGTTCTTGGCTGGCGTCGGGCTGTTGCCATGGATGAAACTCAGCGTCCGATTTTGCGCGAGGGCGCGCGCGGAGCCTTTGTCGTCGACCTTCAGGACCAGCTGCAGCGGCTGGGCTACTTCGCTGGGCGTCTCGACGGTAATTTCGGCCCGCTGACCCGAGCAGCTGTTCTTGCGTTCCAAGCTGATGGCAAGCTCGACGTGGACGGCATCGTCGGTGGTGCCACCTGGGGTGCGCTGACTGATGCACCGCCGCGCGTGGATCGTGATGTTGACGCATCCAGCCTACGCGACGCGGGAAGCCGCACCATCCGTGGCGCTGACCATGCCCAGGCAGGGACTGCGGCCACTGTAGTGCTTGGCGCGGGCACCGCGATGGTGGAGCGGGCTGAGGATGCGGTCTCCGCCATCGAGCAGGCGCAGGGTCTGGCGGACCGTGTCGCTGCTGTTCTTGGTGCCGCGTGGCCCGCGTTGGCCATCCTCCTGGTTGGGCTGGTTGTTATGGCGGTCCTTTCACGGATCAAGGCCGCGCGCATCGAAGATGCCCGCACCGGACGGAATCTGGCGCGCTGACATGTTGGGGATAGCAGAAAGGATGCTGAACTCACCATTCGGGCGCGGCGTGCTGTTCGCGCTCGGCCTGATAGTCACCGCTGGTCTGCTGCTGCAGCGCGCTTTGCGCGGGGCTCGTCGTGCTGGGCGGGCAGAGCGTGCGGGTGAAATCGCAGAGGAGCGGGTGCGTGCCGCGCAAGAAACGCGCAGGAGGATTGAAAATGCGGACATTTCTAATGGTGATGCTGTCGATGATGGTGAGTGGTTGTTTCGGCGCGGGCAACGACCTGATTGACGATGCGACTCTGTGCGATCGGACTGCTGCAGCAACCACCATCCATTCGGCCGCACTCGCTGAGGATGGCCAGCCACGGTCACGTTCTACCGGTCGCACACTGATCGCCCAGTTGGATGCGGGCTGTGGGCGGCGCACTTGGCAGCAGCACTGGTAGGAGGGAGGCAATGGCACAAACACCCTTGCCCTTGGTTAAGCAGTCCGCAGACGGCCAGAGCTTCACCATCACCATGAGCCTATGGTCTGGCACCTATCGGCTCGATGCTTTGCCACGCCAGCTGAATTTCTATCGCAATCTGCGTGACAGAAAGAAAGGCGCTTACGCCAAACACTATGAGCTGACGGTGCGCGCATTGGAGGCATTCGCTCGCCAAATGAAAGAGTGAATATTTTGCTGCTGAAATGTGAAAAGCGCCCCGGCTTCGGCTGGGGCGCTTTTGTCGTTTGGCGGCCCTGCTTTCAGTAGCAGGTTTCGCCAGCGTGTATTTGTGCCAGTCGTTCGGGGCCCATCTGGCGCGCCATCGCGGCGATCTCGTCAAAAAACTCCGGAGGCATTCCATTCAGCGTGGAGCCGATTGCAAAAGCCAGCGTCTCCATGTGCAGGGCGTCCAGTTCGGGCGAGCGCTTGGCAAGCGCTTTTTGGTAGATGGTCATCGTCGATGCATCCTCCATGGTCAGTCGAGCCAAAACTGTGTGGCGGTAATTGCGTGCAGGCGGAAGGTGTCCTCTGCGTGGCCTTCCTCGAAAGCCCAATACTCGTGGCTGGTGTGGCCCTCGCCAAAGCGACAGGCAGAAAGCGTCGTGCCGGTGAAGCGCGTCCGGAAGTAGGTGCGGCCGTCGGTTCCGGTGATTGCGTCGGGCATTTCGCTGGCAGGCGTGTGGATCTGCGTGGTCATGGTCTTGTCTCCGGGTCTGCTGCGTCGCGGGCTGCGTCGCTCTGTGTAATCACATTCGCTCTTTGGGCGCTTGTAGTGTAGAGAAATCGCAGCAATATCATTGCTTTATAAGCGCGGCGCGGTGCTTGGCCTTTCCGCGCCTTTCCGCGCCTCGGAGCCTCCGCACAGCGTGACGCACAGTGCTGGGCATGAACATGCCCCTTCAATATTTGAGCGTCTGCAGCGGCATCGAGGCCGCCAGCGTCGCATGGGAGCCGCTCGGCTGGCACCCCGTCGCTTTCAGCGAGATCGAGCCGTTCCCATCGGCGGTTCTCGCCCATCATTACCCAAGCGTCCCGAACTGGGGCGACATGACCCGTTTAAAGGAATGGCCGGATGCAGCTGTCGATCTTCTCGTTGGTGGAACCCCCTGCCAGTCCTTCAGCGTCGCCGGGCTCCGAAAAGGACTGGACGATCCGCGCGGCAACCTGGCCCTCGTCTATCTGGGACTGGTTGACCGCTACCGGCCCAAGTGGGTGGTTTGGGAGAACGTCCCCGGCGTCCTGTCATCGAGCGGCGGACGGGACCTTGGTGCCTTCCTCGGGGGCTTGGGCGAACTCGGGTATGGGTGGGCCTACCGAGTGCTGGACGCTCAGTACATCCGAACACGCCGCTTTTCCGGTGCCGTTCCCCAGCGGCGACGCCGTGTGTTCGTTGTCGGATATCTTGGAGACTGGCGACCTCCCGCAGCGGTACTTTTTGAGCCCGAAAGCCTGCGCGGGCATCCTCCGCCGCGCCGCGAACAGGGGCAAGGATTTGCCCACGATGTTGCAGGGAGCCTTGTCAGCAGTGGTCGCGGAGTCGCAAACTGTGGCGAAACCAGAGGACAAGACCCTGTCGTCGGATTGATCCGGCAGGGTTTCGGAGGCGGCAACACCTCGGGACCAATCGACGTCGCCGCCTGCCTGACCGCCAAAGGGCAGCGCATCGATTTCGAGGTCGAAACATTTGTGGCGCATACACTGCGAGGTGAGGGCTATGACGCGAGCGAGGACGGAACTGGCCGCCAGAATCTTGTTCCAATCGCATTCGACTGCAAAGGAAGCCAAGCGCAGGTGGACGTTTCCGGGGCCACGCCGACTCTCCGCGCCATGGGCAGCGCCGGATCGCTTGCCAATGCCGGTGGCCAGTTGGCTGTCGCGTTCGACCTTCGAGGCCGGGAAGGCGGCGCGATGCCGGAGGGACCGCACGACACCGCAAACATTCGCGCTGCCTCTGGTGGGTCGAGCCGGTCTTACATTGCCACGCGCTGGGCAGTGCGTCGACTGACGCCCCGCGAATGTGAACGGCTTCAGGGTTTTCCCGACGACTACACGCTTATTCCATACCGGCATGGCAAGCCCGCTGCCGATGGCCCGCGCTACAAGGCGCTGGGCAACAGCATGGCGGTGAACGCCATGGAGTGGATCGGCCAACGCATCGATTTCGTTCGCAGCCTTCTCTGAACGCTCTTTCCTTTCTTCCGCCCAGGCCCTCGGCATTTCGCCGGGGGTTTTTCTGTTTGAAATCAACGCCTCGCTGTTTTGCGTTCGTGGTCAGGGCAAAACATTGAGTCATGCTTGAGTCAAACCAAAACGACTAAAGCCCGACTGATTAGGGCGGGCTTTAAGCGTTTATATTAGCGTAGTTTTTTGGTTGCGGGAGTAGGATTTGAACCTACGACCTTCAGGTTATTAACCTGAATTTGGCAACTTATGAAAACCGCGCTAAAACAGTGATTTAGGCCGCAATCCTTTGAAATCGCGCGCTTTCCTTACCCTCATTAAGCCGCACTCGACCGCACCCGAGCGCACCAAACCGTGCTCAAACGGTGAACGTCGGTTGAGTCAGGCTTGAGTCAAACTGCGAGCGGCGGGCCCGATGGCGGTTCCGCGCCTTTCCGCGCCTCGGCGCCGCGCGCTTCCCGTCGGCATGTTAGTCCTGTTCAAACTTCAGGAGGCAACATGTCCAACCCCATCATCAAATACTTTGACTACGACCACCTTCCCGAGCCTCTGCAGGCGGTTTCCAAGTCCTTCGGAGAATTGGCCACGCAGATGAACGAGGCGCTGCCAGATGGACCGGAGAAAAGCGCCGGGCTTCGGAAGCTGCTCGAGGCGAAGGACTGCATGGTCCGGGCGGCGCTTCAGTAATGGAGATAGATGACCGCTGGAAGATCGGCTTCAACGTGCCGTGGAATGCAGGCTGGTCCGCCGAGGACCGCTACGAAATTCGCAACTGTAGGTGGGCCAGCGGTATGCCTGCAATTTGGTCGCCGCATAAGCCGGGCGAAGGCCACCCGATCTTCGCTAAGCCGCACATGGTCAGGCAACGCCGAAGTATCGTCGAGTATCGCTGCACGGTGTGTGGGGAAAAGACCGATTGGACGGATCGCTGGTGGTTCCGGCTGGGATCGTCCGATTTGCCGGGCTGGGCGTTCGTAACGACCGAGAGCCCAGTCCACCGCGCCTGTGCCGATCTGGCAATGAAGGTCTGTCCACACTTGCGCTTGCTTAACGATGGACCGGTGCCTTTTGACCCGCCCGACGCTGTGCTGAAGGCCATCGTTGGCGGCGCGGCGACAGAACGGGACTTCGGCGTGGAGATCGGATCGCGCAAAGTAACCGGCCATCTGAAATTTGCATGGCGGCGTGTTCCCACAAGCTTTCGGATGGAGTGGAGCGCATGACCTGCCCTCCCTGCAACAACGACTGCCGCCAAGGACGTGACTGCCCCGCGCGAGTACGGCGAGAGCTTCGTTTCCCGCCCAGATGGTGGATCGCGCTGGGCGCAATCGTCGGCCTCCTGTTCTGGATCGATCTATTCTTGGTTCTTTGACTTGACCCGTGGCGGCTTCAATGGCGTCACGGGACGTGTCTCAAATGGTGCGAAAATGAGCAGCAGACAGCGATTGAAAGAAAAACTGGTCAAGGAGGCGGAGCCACGCGCGCGCCCCTACCAGCTGTTTGACGACGAGGTGCTGGGCTTCTCGGCGGTGATCCAGCGGACGGGAAGCCGCGGCTTCTACCTCGATTACACTATCAAGGGGCGGCAGCGCCGCATGGCCATCGGGCGCTGGCCGGAATGGAGCGTCGTGGCCGCGCGCGACCGCGCCAAGCAGCTGCGCCGCGATATCGACGATGGCCACGACCCATTAGCAGAGCGCGAGGAAATCCGCGCAGCGCCACGGATCCCGGACCTGATCGACCGATACCTCCGCGAGCACGCCGCGCACCTCGAGCCGCGCAACGCGTCCGACCAAGCGTCGATGCTTCGGAAGCTGGTCGAGCCTCACTGGAAACATCGCCTCGTCTCGGAAATCGAGGCGTCTGACGTCGAGCGCATTCTCGGCATGATCGCCGAAGGGCGGGCGCGCCCGTCGAAGGACAAGGGCACGAGTCGACGCAAGAAGCTGGCACCCGCAAAGCCGACACCGATCAGGGCGAACCGAGCGGGCGAGGTCCTGCGCAAGATGTTCAACCTCGCTGTGGCGTGGAAGATGCGCGCCGACAATCCCGCAGAGGGCTTCAGGCGACGCTTGGAGACAGAGCGGGAGCGGTTCCTGTCGATCAAGGAAATCACACGGCTTGGCGACGCGCTGCAGGCGGCGGATGACCAGCGCGCCGCCGCAATAGTGCGAATGTGCATGCTGACGGGCGCGCGCCTGGGCGAGGTCCGGACGGCGCGGTTCGAGCAGTTCAACCTCGACCTGGGGACTTGGTCCAAGCCCGCAGCCAACACCAAGCAGCGCCGGGTGCACCGTGTGCCTATCTCTGCCGAGACAGCCGGGCTTGTGCGCCTGCGCCGTGTGGCGGTGCCGAAGGGATGCGAATGGTTGTTTCCCGGCGACGCGCTGGGCGCGGACGGGATGCCAAAGGACCAGCCGGTGCAAGATATCAGGCGTTTCTGGACCGCGATCCAGACGGCCGCGCAGTTGCCCGAGGTCAGGATCCACGATCTGCGCCACACCTTCGCCTCTCTGCTAGTCAGCGGCGGTGCTTCGCTCGAGATGATCGGGAAGCTGCTGGGGCACACGCAGATGCGGACAACGCAGCGCTATGCGCACCTTCTCGACAGCCCGCTTCGGGCGGGAGTGGACGCTGTGGCCGACATCATGAAAGCACGTCCGCGCGTGGTTCGAGGCGGCGAGTGATCGCCGCCTCGGTGCTTGGCTCATGGCGTCATGATCAGCAAAAGCCAGAGTATGGCGAACAGCGCCGCTGCGCCCAGCAAGTCTTCGAGGAATTCCCGCATCTTCATTCCTCCTGCCGTAGGCGGTTCCAGAGCGGCGAGAGTTTTTTGCGGATCACGCTGTCGCTTGGGCTGCTCTTTCCGTCGGATTGGTCCAAGAACCAGTTCGACATAGCCTCGGTAAATTGCTTTAAGGTCGGCGGAACGCCATGCTCGTGGACGTAGATAGCAACCCCGCGCCAGAACTCGTCCCAATTGTACTTTGTCTCTGGTCCCTTTCCGGCGTGCGGCCTTCCGAAGATTTCATTCTCGGTCTCAAAGCGATGGAACTCGTCCGCGAGGATCAGCAAGTCGTCCATCGAGACGATCACCCCCTCCGCAGGCTCGGTGATCACCATCCACTCGTCCTTTCCCTGCGCGCGTACCCTGCGCACCGGCATTTCCCTCGGCCCGGTCCCGGACCTCCGGAACATCGGCAATATATCGGCGACCGATATGGACACCAGCCCCGCAGCGGGTTCCCCCCCGCAATCCACCGGTGCTATTCCGGTGACAATCTCCAGCAGCCCCTGGTGGGCCCACCCTGCGATGTCCGCAGGCGCGTATCCCCACCGAGCAGCGGCCTCGGCCATCGTAAAGAAGACCCTTGGCAGCACACCCATGCTCGTACCTCCATTTCAGTTTCTCAAAGCGGTGCCCGCCCGCGCCCAAGAGGCGCGGAAAGGTTCTTCAATTCAGTAGTTTGGAGTTACGTGGCGGATTTGCCCGTCAGGACCTGTCGCGGACCGCAATAAGAAGCGAGTCGATCACTTCCCTCCGATCGGCGAGCAGGACGCTCAGGTCGCGCCACACCCCATCGGGAACCTTGTTGTCGGCAATCCACTTTCGGACTGAACGGTCAGAGACCTTCAATTCCCGAGAAATGTCCGCCTGCCAACGAGGCCCGAAAAGTGCTTCGCCTATCGCAGCGAGCAGCGTCCTATCATCCATAAGTGTGCTTTCGTGTGTGAGTTTTTCATTCAGCGGTTCTCCTGCCATCCGGGCAGGGGCGTCTCCCCTTGCCAACACGTTGACCATTTCCTCGAAAACCGAATTGCATCAAGTGGTTAATCGCATTCCGCGTCAACTATTTTTGATCTGCGGCGAGTGCGTTTCTTTTCCCACGCCTTTCCGCGCCTCGGTGCCTCCGCCCTTTATCGCTTTGGATGCACTCCAATCGCCGCCCGCACGTGGCAGCGCAACGGAGGAAGACGAATGGCGGAAACGGAATACCCTCCCCCAGAAGCGGCAAAGCCGGGGCTTTTGGAAGACTGGATGGGCAGGGGAGAGCTCGCGGAAGAGCTTGGACTGTCGGTTGACACCTTGGCGCGCTGGGAAACGCGACGCATCGGCCCAACCTGCGTCCGGATCGGGAGGAAGGTGTTCTATCGTCGCGGCGCGGTCCATGAATGGCTGCGCGAGCAAGAGCGGCCGCGTGTCGGATCGGGTCCCCGCAAATGAGCGCCCAAGTGATTCGCTTTCCGAGCATGAGCGTCGCCGAGGCGCGGTATATCATCGCCAACCCGGACATTCACTGCGACGCATCGGTGCTCGATGCCTGTGAGTTTCTGCAGACCTATGGCGACTGGATGGACCACGAGCGCGCGAAAGCGCTGCACGCCGCCATCGTTCGTGACGCTGTCGCGGAGATCAACCGCAAGGGGCGCATCCGGCGCGGGCTTGCGATCGCGGGCGACCTGATCGGCGTCCTCAGCCTTTTCGGCATCCTCTACCTTTTCCTGATTTTCACACCCAACTGATGGAGGCGCGCATGGCACGCGACGAACTTTCTTTTCTCGAATTCCTGCAGAGCTTCCGACGCGGAGAGCTGATCGCCGAAGCCGACGAACAGTTAAGCGAGCTGATGGAGGCGATCCGCCGAACTGGCGGCAAGGGCGAGATCAACGTCAAGCTGCCCTTTAAGGTCAACGAGGCTGGGCAGATCGAGTGCGTCCCACAGCTCACCAGCAAGAAGCCTCGGAAGCCGCTCGGCACGGGCATCTACTACGTGACCGACGAAGGGCGCCTGACCCGGCGCGATCCCACCCAAGAAGACCTTTTTGACGAGCTCGAGGCGCGCCGCGAGCGCACGGACCTTCAGTAACCACATCCCCGAAAGGACACGCACATGGCACCGAAACTCTCGCCGCAAGCCAGCAACAGCGCGCTGGTCGAAGCACATCCTGAAAGCGCGCTGGACGCCGCCATAAAGGCCGCCCGGCTCGCCTCCCCTGTAATCGATGGGCCGCATGGTGCGCGCCACATCCTCGTGCCCGAGGGCTTCCGCCTCGAGGCCGCCCACGACCCGCACGCGCTCCCTCCGCACATCACCAAGACTGCGGTGGTAGTGGACCAGCGGGCGTCCCTCTCCGCCTACGTGAACCGCTTTTCTAACAGCCGCTCTGTGCTTATCGCGGATTACGACGCAGGTAGCATCAAGGCAATTCTCGACTGGCATCACGCCAACGAGGTGGTCGATGGCACGCCTCTCGTACCGCAACCGCGCGAGCACAGTTGCACGCTGAAGCTTCGTCCCTCCGAGGAATTCAATCGCTGGGCGGAGATGGAGAACTCCTTTCACAGCCAGGCGGAATTCGCGGCGTTCCTCGAGGAAAACGCGGTCGACGTGACCGACCCCGAGCCCGCAGTCCTGATCGAGATCAGCCGCGATCTGGAAGGCACGCAGGGTGTGACCTTCAAGAGCTCGACGCGCCTCGAGAACGGAGACCGGTCCTTCGTCTACGAGACTGAGACCAAGGCGCGCGGGGACATAAAGGTGCCGCGCGAGTTTGTGCTCTCGATCCCGCTCTACGACGGCGAAGCGCCGGTGCCGCTGCGCTGCGCATTTCGCTGGCGGATCAACGGCGGCCAGCTGCAAATGGGCTTTATCTGGCGCCGGGTGGAGTATCAGCGCCGCGCGCACTTCGCCCAGATCGCAACTGCAGCGTCGGAAGAGACCGGGCGGCCGGTGTTCTTCGGGAGGGTGTCGTAATGCTCGACCTGAAGCAAAGCTATCTGGTCGCGTTCGACCCGCACGACACCGGCGAGCCGTTTGGCTTCATGCGTGCCAACATTTCTGGCCGCGAACAATGGTGGCTGGTGCAGGTCTGGGCAGAGGACAATCCGGACGAGACAGTCATGGTGCGGTTTCTCGAACAGGAAGGCTCGGACGAGGAACTGGTCGACTTTGCCGAAAACTACGCTGGCCGCCCTTGGTATCCGATCCAGTGGATCAGCGACGAAATCCCCAAACGGTTCGCGCCTTCGTTCCGCCTCTCGCTCGACATGCCGGGCGGCAAACGGATCACCCACGAGTGGGGCCCAGACGCGATTGGCGAAAGTGGTCGCAAGACAATCGACCGAATGATCGAGAAAGTATGCGAGGGCTTTGTCGATGGCTGAACAGGTAGCCCAAAACTTGGCCTTCGGACGCTTCGGCATCCGGGAGCTCATCGATGAAGCCCAGCGCAAGGTGTTCATGCGCCGTCGCGTCTACCCCAAACAGGTGCGCGCTGGGCGCATGTCTCAGGAAGATGCGGATCGCCGCATCGACCTCATGGAAGCGATCATCACCCGGCTGACGCGCACCGCTGGTGGGGAGTGATCGCCATGCCTCAGTACGACAACGTCGAGGACGACGGATTCATCACAGTGGTCGGGCTCACCCGAAAGCCGGAAGTCCCGGTCGACCAGCGCTGCGCAGACTGCCACCAGCCCGTCGCTCCTGACGGCTCGGGCCACCGCACATGGTGCCCGTTCTTCGGCAAGCAAGACGGTCCGCGCCTGCTGACCCGCACCCGCCATCCGGCGACGAGCATCGGGGAGTAAACCATGACGCAGGACCTTTCCACCGCTGTCATGAAGCCCCTCTGGCCTGTTGGGCAGTTTGATCTGATCATGGCAGACCCGCCGTGGCGGTTCGCGACGCGTTCAAGCAAAGGCATCACTCACAAGGGCGCAGGCGGCCATTATCGCACCCTTCCGCTTTCAGAAATCATGGATTTGCCTGTCGCTGATCTTGCCGCCCCTGATTGCCTTTTGTGGCTTTGGGCGACAAACCCCCTTCTGCCGCAGGCCTTTGAGGTGCTGGCTGATTGGGGGTTCACCTTCAAGACTGCCGGGCACTGGTGCAAGACGACATCGCGCGGTGGACTGGCCTTTGGCACTGGCTACATTCTGCGCTGCGCAGGCGAGCCTTTCTTGATCGGGACCCGCGGGCGACCGAGAAACACAAGATCGACCCGATCCGTCGTGATGGGGCAGGTGCGCGAGCACAGTCGGAAACCCGAGGCGGCTTACGCTGCAGCCGAGGCGCTGATGCCCGACGCGCGTCGCCTCGATATGTTTTCCCGCCAGCAGCGATCGGGCTGGACGGCCTTTGGCGATGAAGTCGGCAAGTTCGACGAGCCTCTGCTCCCGACGGAGGCGCAGGTATGATCATTCAAGCAGAGCCAAACCGCGTGCTGCCGATCGATCTCAATTCGGAAATCCAAAGGCGCATCGTGGCCGGTCGGGTTCGTGTCGTCCATCAGACGGGGAAGCGTTATGCGCACCTCGAGCCCGGTGACGCCTTGTGGGTCCGAGAGGGCCTCACGATCCCACATCGGCAATCAGGCGGCGACTGGTTAAGCGTCGTCTACACGTGTGATAGCGCGCCCAAGGACCTGCGCTGGCCAAAGGTCATCGCGCGCCCTTCAGAGGGGAAATTACCGCCCGGCGCGATGCCAATTCACGCGTCTCGGCTGTCGCTGATCGTCACCAGCGTGCGTCAAATGCGGCTGCAGCATATCAGCGAGAATTCGGCCGTGACAGCGGGCGTGGACCTGGAGCTTGGCGGCTTCGCAAATCCGCTTCGCCAGAACCAGGTATTCGAGCACGCTTCGGAAGCCTTTGGGCGAATGTGGGACTGCGCGCTCGATCCGTAAGAGTTAAGCAGCTCTTGCTGGACCGTGAATCCGGAGGTGATGGAGATCGGGATCCGCGCAATATTGCGCAATATCGCCGATATTGTTCCTGGCCTCGGCCACGGAGGCGTCCGGTGAAGAAGCGAGGCACGCCGGAGGCGGACATTCAGAGAGCCATCGTGAAGCTCCTGCGGGCGGTCCTGCCGAAGGGCTCGATCGTGCATCACGCGGCCAATGAGATCGCGGCTGGCGGGCGCGCTGGGCACGTTCGCCAAGCCATCCTGGTCGGCATGGGCGTGCACCCTGGATTCACTGATCTGGTGGTGCTTTCGCAAGGCAAGGTGATGTTCCTTGAGGTGAAGAGCAGGACCGGACGCCTGCGCCCAGCGCAGGAGGAATTCCGAGACGCGGTTACCCAGCAAGGCTTCGGGTGGGCCCTCGTCCGTTCGGTCGACGACGCTCTGGCGGCGCTGCGCGCGCATGGCTTCGCGACGCGGATCGGTGGCACGCCATGAGCGCGTCTTTCATCGATGAGATCGGGAAGGCAGGCCATTGATGCCCAATCCCACCATATACCGCGCCCAGCGCCCGCAGGAGCGCCGTTCGGCACCCTCTCCGCTAGGATGGGAGCCGGAAGCCGTCAAGCGGCCTCTGTGGCGCGCTCTGACAGCCTGTGGGCCATGTCGATTTTCTCGACCGATCGGGAGGCGTGGCCAATCGAATTTCCGCGCCGCTCCGCGCCTACGCGCCGCTTCCCTAGTTGTTCCAAGGTCATCTCGGAAAGAGAGGTGAAAAAAATGGCTGAATACAAAACTTCAACAGGCGTAAAGATGCTCTTGGAATTCGGAGGGTTTCTGACACATTCCGAATTTAGATTGCTGTTTGCTCTGTCTGATTACCCTTGCGAGGCCAGCTTTCAAATAAGCGAGCAAGATGCGATTTGCGGCTTTGGTTTTGCTGACTTTGAAATTGACTCTGTTGTTGATAATTTAAACCGGAAAAGCTTCCCAATAGGCCTGTTTAAGGTCACGAAAGATGGCGGTTTGCGAACAATTGTTTGGACGCTGCCGTGAGTGTTCAGGCTATCACTTGGGCTTTTCAAGCACCTGTCTCTGACCCAATCAAGAAATTTGTGCTGGTCACATTGGCAAATTACGCCGACGAATATGGCGTCTGTTGGCCGTCTCAATCGACGTTGGTTGCGGCCTGCGCTTGTTCCGAGAGAAAGCTCCAGTACAGCCTCAAAGCCTTGGAATCCGAGGGCTGGATCCAGCGCATTCCAAGGCGCCGACAAAACGGTTCGCGGAGGTCGGACGCAGTTCTGCTTATAGGGTTCAATGAGCGGAAAATGCCGCGATCCGCTGACGAACACCCAATCTTGTCCCTACTAGATGTTGTGCCAAATGAAGAAGGCGACACAACCAACCCGCACGTGGTGCGGGGTCCCAACCGGCACCACGTGCCCCACCCCCCCGCACCACGTGCACCCCTTGAACCTTCACTTGAACCATCAAATACTACTACTGGCGCGAGCCCGACGCGCGACCCTTGGCTTGATGCGTGCCTCCAAGCTTTAAATCCAGAAGCCGTGGATTTGGGAACACTGGAGAAAACCCACGAGCTGATTGGGATCTGGCGGCGCGAAGGATACGATCTGGAAGCGCAGGTGCTGCCGGTCCTCAAGGCACGAACCGAAACGCCTCGCGCGGGCAGCCAGAGGATCAAAAGCTGGGCCTACTTTCGAGAGCCGCTGCGTACTGCCCATGCTCAACGGCAGCGCCAAGCCGAAAGGGCGAAAATTGCTGAGAACAGCAATGCGCTTTCTTCGAAGGTCCCGTTTGATTACGAGAAACACCTCGCGTGGCTGGCCGAGTGGGTCAACTCCGGCAGGGGCGTTCCGCCCAGCCTGATCAACAACACCCAGCGCGACGCGCTGCTGGCCGCCGGGCTGGTGACGCGCGAACGGCTAAAGAAACTGCAAATCTACTGAACGAGGAAGCACGCATGGATTTCACCGCACGCACCATTGAGGACCGCATGGAGGAGGCCGCGCTGACGCTGCGCCGCCTGCCCAACCCACCCGGGTCGGGCCCGAAGGGCTTCGGCCAGCCGTGGCCGGAGTACGTCCAAGACGCGAAGCACGCCTACGGCTACCACGAGGCTCGGATGCGCGTGGTGCCCAACGCAGGCGAAATCCAAAGGATGGAGGAATGCATCGAATGGCTGCGCTTCATCGGCCCAGAGGACGCCCGGATCGTGTGGCTTCGCGCCGAAAATCGTCGCTGGCGGCAGGTTTGTATCCAAGCTGGATGCGTTCGGCAGACCGCTTGGAGGCGGTGGGTGGCGGCGCTTCAAACCATCGCCAACCATATGAATAAAAAGAACAAATCAGCACGGCGACCAGCGGGCGCGAAAAAGGCGGCGGATGAACGCGCCGCGAAGTCGATAGCGAACGGCTCCAAGACGTTGCTTTAATGGCGCAAGGCGTTGAACTTTGGGCGCGACAGAACGCGGTGTTTTGGGGCACATTCACGATAGACTGGCGACAGGTGGTCGTAGAGGGACCATCCCCCGGCCCCACCCCCCCCGGCTTTGGTTCCCCCCTGAAAGGGAACGTATGGGGGGGGCAGAAGCGCGCTAAGTCTATAGTGATAAAGGTTTTTTCTGGGTTTCCAGTGTGGGTTTCCACTTTTGGGTTTCCGGGTTGCCACCACGATATTTTTTTACTGCCAGGCATTTATTGCCTCACCTCAAGGCCCGGTGCTCCGCCAAGCATCGGGCTTCTTTTTTGGAGTTAAGACTTGCAGATCGAGATGATGCCAACCGAGCGGCTCGTGCCCTACGCGCGCAACGCTCGCACCCATTCCGACGAGCAGGTCGCGCAGATCGCTGCCTCGATCCTCCGGTTTGGTTTTACCAATCCGATCCTGATCGGCGACGACGATGTGATCATCGCTGGCCACGGTCGCTTGATGGCTGCGAAGCAACTCGGCTTGGACGAAGTCCCGACCATCCGTTTGGCGCATCTGAACGAGGCGGAGCGCCGCGCGCTGGTCGTCGCGGACAACAAGATCGCGTTGAACGCCGGATGGGACACCGACATTCTTTTTGAACAGATCGAGCTGATCCGCGCTGACGGCTTCGACATCGACCTGGTTGGTTTCTCAGACGAGGAACTGAAAGGGATGCTCGAGGACATTGAGGATCCAGAACTTGGCGACGGTGTTGAGGGCGAGGACGATGTGCCAGAGCCTCCGGCCGACCCGGTCTCGGTGCTCGGCGATCTGTGGACCCTTGGCAACCACCGGCTGCTCTGCGGAGACAGCACCCTTGCCACCGACGTCGAGCGCGTGCTCGGCGGTGTGAAGCCGCTTTTGATGGTGACCGACCCGCCCTACGGCGTCGAGTACGACCCAAGCTGGCGCAACCAGGCGGGCGCGGCCAGCACCAAGCGGACCGGCAAAGTCCTGAACGACGACCGCGCCGACTGGCGCGAAGCCTGGGCGCTGTTCCCCGGCGACGTGGCTTACGTCTGGCACGGCGCGCTGCACGCCACTACGGTCGCCGAAAGCCTGATCGACACCGGCTTCAACATCCGGTCGCAGATCATCTGGGCAAAAGACCGTTTGATCCTCAGCCGCGGAGACTACCACTGGCAACACGAGCCCTGCTGGTACGCGGTCCGCAAGAAGGGCAAGGGACACTGGGCGGGCGACCGGAAGCAGACGACGCTCTGGCACATCGCCAACAAGGACCAGGACGCCGAGACAGTCCACGGCACGCAGAAGCCGGTCGAGTGCATGCGCCGGCCGATCCTCAACAACTCAAGCCAAGGCCAAGCGGTCTACGAGCCCTTCATGGGATCGGGCACCACGCTGATCGCGGCCGAGACGACCGGGCGCGTCTGCTACGGGATCGAGTTGAACCCCGCCTACATCGACGTGATCGTGGAGCGCTGGCAGAACCTGACCGGCCAGACCGCCGTCCTCGATGGTGACGGACGCACGTTTGCAGAGCTGGTGGCGGAGCGGAAGGCGGCGTGAAGCAGTCCCGCCTCATGTCGGCTGTCGAGGCGGTCACCAACGTCGGGGTGGGCTTTGGCATCGCTGTTCTGACGCAGGCGACGGTGTTCCCACTCTTCGGGATCCACGCCACGATGGGCGAGCACTTGGCCATCGGTGGAGTCTTCACCGTGGTCTCGGTGATCAGGTCTTACGCGCTGCGGCGCTTATTCGAGGCTGTGCGGGAGCGCAGCGCATCCAAAACGAAAGAGACCGCGCTGGGCGCGGTCTGCTTCAAGTCAAAACGTGCTGGCGGCGATCAGGAGGCTTCGTCGTCCTTGATACGGTAAACGCGCCCGCGTTCGGGTTCGGCTACAGAGTGGATGGTCAGCCCGAGCCGCTTTTTCAGGGCTCCGGACATGGCGCCGCGAGCGGTGTGTTTTTGCCAGCCGGTGGCGGCGACGATCTCGTCCAGCGTCGCGCCCTCCGGTTTGCGCAGCATGGCGATCAGCGCGGCCTGCTTGGTGTTCTTGCGGGTGCTTGTCATTCGGCGTGCTCCCCTTCTTTGAAGGCGTCGAGGGCGTATTCTCGGCTGGTCATCTGGTCGATCCGGTTCTTGCGAGCGTGCATGGTCGTTGTCCCTTTGCGTTTGGGGCCCCTGCGCTGGGCAGGGGCTGGTGGGTTTCAGATGATGCCGAGTTCCTTCAGGAGCGTGGAGACCTCGATCAGTTCGATGGTCAGGCAGTCGATCCCGACCCGGCCAGCCATCCTGAACACTTCGGTGTTCAGGTTCTGCTGTAAGAAGTGGTTGTGCAGGTCGGTCGGTGTCATCTCTGCGTCTAAGCTGCTGCGGTCGATAAAGATGCGCGTCGTGTCGGATGTGGTTGCGATTGTCATGGCCTTGTCTCCGTGGCTGGTGCGTCGCGGTGTGCGTCGCTCTGTGTAATCACATTCGCTCTTTGGGCGCTTGTAGTGTAGAGAAATCGTAGCAATATCATTGCTTTATAAGCGCCAACCACTGCGGCGCCGGGTGCGTTTAAAGGAGGTTAGGCTGAATGGGACTGTCGCGCAGGCAATACGCCGCGCACCGGGGTGTGAGCCACACAGCGGTGGGCAAGGCGATCGCCACGGGGCGGATATCGGTCGAAGGCGACGGCACCATCGATCCCGTCAAGGCGGACAAACAGTGGGACGCCCAGACAGACCCGGCAAAGCAGCGGGGCCCCAACGCCAGGGCGATGGGCACGACGACAGCTGCTGGAACTGCGCGCGCGACGACCAAGGCAGTGCCAAGATCTGCTATCGAGTCGGTCAGCGACACTTTGCGCGAAGCTGGCGCTGATCCAGAACCGACAGCGGGCGGCGGTGAAGTGTCGTTCCTCCGCGCGCGGATGGCCAACGAGGTGCTCAAGGCACAGACCGCAAAGGTCAAGCTGGCCAAGATGAAGGGCGAACTGGTTGATCGCTCGCGCACAACAGCCGTGGTTTTCGACCTGGCAAGGCGCGAGCGGGATGCCTGGCAGAACTGGCCGCCCCGCGTGGCAGCCAATATGGCGGCCGAGCTTGGCGTTGATCCGCACAAAATGGAGCAGGTGTTGGACAAATACCTGCGCAAACATCTGGCCGACATGGCCGAGGTGAAGCTTGAGCTCCGTTGATTTCGACGGCGCGGAGGAAGTCCGGCGCGCATGGCTGGCCGGACTCGCTCCGGATCCCGCGCTGACTGTGTCGGAGTGGGCCGACCGGCACCGCATCCTGTCCTCGCGGGCGGCATCCGAGGCCGGTCCCTACAGGACGGCGCGGACGCCGTTCATGCGGGCGATCATGGACGCGCTTTCGCCATCGAGCCCGGCGCAGCGTGTGGTGTTCATGAAGGCGGCGCAGGTCGGGGCGACAGAGGCCGGGAACAACTGGATCGGCTTCGCGATGCATCGGGCACCGGGCCCGTTCCTCGCGGTGCAGCCGACGGTCGATCTGGCAAAGCGCCTGTCGCAGCAACGGATCGACCCGCTGATCGAGGAAAGCCCGGAGCTGCGCGAGCTGGTCATGCCTTCACGGTCGCGGGACAGCGGCAACACGATCTTGGGTAAGCGGTTCCCAGGCGGACAGCTGGTCCTGACGGGCGCGAACAGCGCGGTGGGCTTGCGCTCGATGCCAGCGCGCTGGGTGTTCCTGGACGAGGTGGACGCCTATCCGGGCGATCTCGACGGGGAAGGTGACCCAATCGCGCTCGCAGAGGCGCGGACGATCAGTTTTGGCCACAGGAGCAAAGTGTTTCTCGCCTCGACGCCCACGATCAAGGGCTTGTCTAGGATCGAGCGGGAGTACGAAATGAGCGATCAGCAGCGTTACCACGTTCCATGCCCGCATTGTGGTGGAATGCAATGGCTGCAGTTCGAGCGCCTCCGCTGGGAGAAGGGCCAGCCGGAAACGGCGCGTTACATCTGCGAGCACTGCGAAGAGCCCATCGCAGAGCGGCACAAGACCGCGATGATGGACGAGGCCAGCGGCGCGTGCTGGATGCCAACGGCTGACGCGGAAACGATCGCGAAAGCGAAGGCGGCAGGGGTGGTCGGATACCATATAAGCGGTCTGTATTCCCCGCTCGGTTGGCTATCTTGGGAAGAAATCGCACGAGGATGGGAGCAGGCGACGGGTAATGACGCCGCTATGAAGACTTTGAAGAACACGGTTCTCGGCGAGACTTGGCAGGAAAAGGGCGAAGCGCCTGACTGGCAGCGGCTGTATGATCGCCGCGAGGACTGGCAGCTCGGTATGGCACCGGAAGGCGTGCTGGTTCTCACAGGCGGTGCGGACGTGCAGCGCGACCGCATCGAGATCGACGTTTGGGGCTGGGGCCGGAACCTGCGCTCTTGGCTGGTCGATCACATCGTTATCGAGGGCGACACCGCACGGCCTGAAATCTGGGCCAAGCTGACGGAATTCTTGAACACAACCTGGCCGCACGAGGGTGGCGCCAACATGGCTCTGGCAAGAATGGCGATCGACTCCGGTGACGGCGTGACGACTGACGCGGTCTATTCGTGGGTTCGCTCGGTCGGGCGCGGTCAGGTGCTCGCGGTCAAGGGCGTGGCGGGCTTTGACCGATCAACGCCAGTGGACGGACCGACCTACGTCGAGACGACTGAGGGCGGTCGCAAACTCCGGCGCGGTGTTCAACTCTGGAAGGTCGCGGGCGCAGTATTTAAAAGCGAGACCTATCGCTTCCTGCGCCTGAACGCGCCGACGGAAGAGGACATTGCCGCGGGATCGGAGTGGCCGACCGGTTATATCCACATTCCGAAGGGAACGCCTGCCGAATGGATGAAGCAGCTGACAGCCGAGCAGCTGATGACCATCAAGACACGGCAGGGCTTTCAGAAACTTGAATGGCAGAAATCGCGCGACCGAAACGAGGCGCTGGACTGCCGCGTCTACGCGCGCGCATCCGCTTGGCTGATGGGTCTCGACCGCTGGGACGATCGACGCTGGGAACAGCTCGAAGAACAGATCAACACTGGCCGGGTGGATATCGCTGCAACAGCAGGTGTTCCAAACCGGCCATCAACAAAGCAGCAGCCGCGCCGCTCGTCCGACTGGATGGGCTCGCGGGGCAGGAAATGGTTCTAAAATGGCTGAATTTACGCAGGCACAACTCGACGCGATCAAGCGGGCCTACGCCTCCGGCGTCACTGAGGTCAGCTACGATGGGAAAACCACGAAGTATCGGTCCCTGAACGAGATGAGGCAGATCATCGCCACGATCGAGGCCGATCTAGCGTGTCAGACGGGAAAGAAGCTGCCAATCGCTGGATTTGCCAGCTTCCGGAGGTCCTGATGGCCGAGCGCATTCCTCCTCCCTTGCGTTATGGCCTGATCGACAGAGCCGTCGCAGTGTTTTCGCCTGAAGCGGCGCTGCGACGGCTCTACGCCCGTGACGCGATCGAGCGTAAACGCGGATACGAGTCCGCATCCAAAGGGCGCGGGACGGACGGCTGGCGGGCCACTGGCAACTCTGCCGACAAGGAAATCGCAGGCGCTGGGCCGATCCTGCGCGACCGCATGCGCGATCTGGTCCGCAACAACCCCATGGCCGCCCAGGCTGTGCAGGTTCTGGTCAACAACATCGTGGGCACCGGGATCCGGCCGCGCGCCGCTACCAGTGACCCGGCGCTGAACGAGCGCGTCGACGCGCTGTGGAAGAATTGGTCGCGCAACTGCGACCGCCACGGCCACACCGACTTCCACGGGCTGCTGAACCTCGCTGTGCGCGAAATGATCGAGGGCGGCGAGGTGTTTGCGCTTGCCCGTCCGACAAACAGACGCGGGCCCGGCTTGGTGCCGCTTCAGATCGAACTGAGGGAGGCCGACCATCTGGACGCCGCGCGCATGGACAATCGTCCGGATGGCGTGCGCATCGACCAGGGGATTGAGTTTGACCGCAACGGTCGGCGCTCCGGCTATTGGCTGTTCCCGGATCACCCGGGCGGCACGGTCACCGTGTTCGGTCGGCGCTTCGAGTCAATCCGGATCCCGGCTGAGCGCGTGGCACACCTCTTCGAGCGCCAGCGCGTCCAGTCCCGCGGCGTCCCATGGGGCACGCCCGCCATGCGGCACATCCGTGATCTGGACGATTGGCAGACCGCAGAGCTGGTTCGAAAGAAGACGGAAGCCTGCCTTGTCGGGATCGTCTTTGGCGCGGAAGAAGCGGACCAGGGGATCGCACCCTCAGTCGAGGATTCAGAAGGCCACCGCATCGAGCAGTTCGAGCCCGGTCTGATCGCCTATGCCCGCAACGGGAAGGACATCAAGTTCAACCAGCCCACCTCGACGGGCGGCATCGGCGAGTGGCTGCGCGGCCAGCAGCATCTGATTTCAGCGGGCTTTCGCGTCCCATACGCGCTGATGACCGGCGACATGAGCCAAGCGAATTTCTCGAGCACGCGCGCTGGGCTGAACGAGTTTCGCCGCATGATTGAGCAAATCCAGTGGCAGACCGTCATTCCGATGTTCTGCGAGCGCATTTGGGGATGGTTTATCGAGTATGCCCAGGACGCGGGCCTGCTGCCGCGCGGCGTTGAAATCTTCGCCGAGTGGGGCCCGGCTCGCTTCGAGAGCGTGAACCCGCTGCAGGACGCGCAGGCAGACCTGCTCGAGGTGCGTTCCGGCTTCGCCACGATCCCGCAGCAGATCGCGCGGCGCGGATACGATCCCGAAGAGCTCCTCAAAGAAGCCGCCGACTTCAATGCGAAGATGGACGCGCTCGAACTCGTCTTTGACGCCGACCCTCGAAAGGTCACCAAGGCTGGTCTCGTCCAGACCGCTGACCCCAACGCCGCGCCCTCGCGCGAGCCAGCAACGGAGTAATACACATGCCGAGAGACACCTTGGACCTGCCCCTTATCGGGCGGGAGGCGATGGTGCGCGCCGACACGATCAACGAGGCCGAGCGCACCATCGATATCATCTGGACGACCGGGGCCACGGTCCAGCGCGCGCGATGGGAAGGCTGGGACGAACGCGTCGAATATGACGAAGAGCTGCTGGTCGACGGCAACTCGATCCGGCTCGATCGTCTCAACGAAGGCGCACCCTTTCTGGACAGCCACCGGACTTGGGGCGGTGTTTCCAATGTCCTCGGATCGGTCGTTCCGGGCTCTGTGCGCGTCGAGAACGGCCAAGGCACCGCGAAAATCCGCCTCACCAGCGCCGAGGACGCGGCACCCGCCATTCAGCGCATCCTCGAGCGCACCATCAACAAGGTCTCGGTCGGCTACCGGGTGCACCGGTACGAGATCACCAAGACGGACGGCGCTCGCGAGCTATGGCGCGCCGTCGATTGGGAACCCTATGAGATTTCGGCGGTCGCAATGCCCGCCGATTCCGGCGCGAAAATCCGCTCGGAGCAATCCGGACGAGAGACCCGCAACCCCTGCGTCATCACCCGGCGCGACACACCTGCCGCAAAGGCAACTTCTGGAAAGGAGGCAGCAATGCCACAAGAAAATGAAAACACGGCCGGTGATCAAACGACATCCGACCGCACGGATGCAGGCCAACAGACCCGCACCACCCAAACCACCCAGGCGCCCGCCACCCCGCAAGCGCCGGTGATCGACGCAGAAGCGATCCGCGCTGAAGAGCGCACGCGCTCCTCAGAGATCGGCACGCTCTGCTCCCGGCACGGTCTTGAACCGGCGTTTCGCGATCAGCTGATCCGCGATGGCGTTTCGCTCGACCAGGCGCGCTCGCAGATCCTCGACAAGCTGGTCGAGACCGATCCGGCTGGTCGCACACCCGAACCCGCCCCTGCTCAGGCGCGCGGCACCGGCGAGCGCGAGGTCCAGTACCGCGACGCAATGACAGAGGCGCTGATGCATCGCCACAATCCCGGTCGGCACGAGCTGACCGCGAATGGTCGGGAATTCCGTGGTCTTTCGCTGATCGAGATGGCTCGTCACGCCCTTGATCGCGCTGGTATCAGCACGCGCGGCATGTCCAAGATGGAACTGGCCGGTGTTGCCTTCCAGGCGCGTGCCTCGGTCGGCTATCACTCAACCAGCGACTTCCCGGCGATCCTCGCGAACGTCGCGAACAAGACACTGCGCGCGGCTTACGATGGCACCCCGCGCACGTTCGGTGCTTGGGCGCGGCGCGCGACGATTACGGACTTCAAGCCCGTGAATCGCACGCAGCTGGGCGGCGCGCCTGATCTTGAGAAGGTGCTCGAGTCCGGTGAGTTCCAGTACGGGACCATTGGTGAGGCAAAAGAGGCCTATGCGCTGGCGACCTATGGCCGGATCGTCTCGATCACACGCCAGACGCTGATCAACGACGACCTTGATGCCTTCACCCGCGTTCCCGCTGCCTTCGGTGCTTCTGCAGCCGATCTGGAATCGGACATCGTCTATTCGATCCTGATGCAGAACCCAGCAATGGGCGACAGCGTGGCTCTGTTCGATGCTGCCCATGGCAACGTCGGCACCGCTTCGGTGATCGGTGAAACCTCGCTTTCGGAAGCCTACCGCAAGTTCGCGCAGCAGACCGGGATTGAGGGTCGCAAGATCAGCATCCTGCCGCAATACATCATCGTGCCGCCAGGTCAGCGCTCGGTCGAGGCCCGCAAGCAGATCACGGCAACCACGCCTTCAAACACCGCTGACGTGAACCCGTACGCAGGGCGCATGCAGGTGATCGAGGAACCGCGCCTCATTCCGGCCAGTGGTCAGGACCCTTGGTTCCTCGCTGCTGATCCTTCGCGCATCGACACGGTGGAATACGCTTACCTCGACGGACAGGAAGGCGTTTTCACCGAAACCCGGATGGGCTTCGAGGTCGACGGCATGGAGATCAAGGCGCGTCACGACTTCGCGGCCAAAGCGATTGACTGGCGCGGAATGTACAAGAACGCGGGCGCCGCCCCCGCCTAAACCCCAATTGATGCTGGGCCTCGATCGGGGCCCAGCAAACCACCACATTCAGCGGGAGAACACCCATGAAGAACTTTGTAGCAATGGGCGATACGCTCACCATCACTGCCGGTGCCGACATTGCGTCGGGCGCCGGTGTCCTCGTCGGCAGCCTGTTCGGCGTGGCGGCCGGTGCGATCGCCAATGGTGCGCAAGGCGTCATCAACCTGACTGGCGTCTACGATTTGCCAAAGGTGGCCAGTCAGGCTTGGACGGTCGGCGCTTTGGTCTACTGGACTGGCACCGCCTGCACAGCAACGGCCAGCACCAACAAGCTGATCGGCGTTGCTGTCGCTTCTGTCGGCGGGACCGCAGGCGAAACCGTCGGGCGCGTGCGTCTGAACGGTGCTGGCGTGACGGCCTGATCATGAACGCCTTCGCCGCCTCCATCGATCTTCTGTTTGAGGACCCGAACATGGCTGTCGACGCTCTCTACCGGGCGGGCGGCGAAGGCGCCGGCACTCTTGTGCGCGTGATCCGGAAGGCACCTGACCAGCTGGCCAACTTCGGCGACAGCCGGTTTGTGACGGACACTCTGACCCTCGACTTGCGGGTATCGGAGGTGCCAGCGCTTGCAAAGGGCGACACGCTCGAGATTGCAGGAGAGCTCTTTGAGGTGCGCTCGGAGCCAGTGCGCGACCGAGAGCGCCTGGTCTGGTCGACAGAAGGGCGCACGCTGTGAGGGTTGGCCTCAACATTGTCGGCAACATCGTCGAGCAAATGCGCGAGGTCAGCGCTGATGGCGAGCGCGCAGTTTCCCGCGCAATGGCGGAGGCTGGAACAGGTCTTAAGAATGACTGGCGCGGACAAATCCTCGGCGCTGGGCTGGGCACGCGCCTCGCCCGCACCATCCGCTCGGCGGTCTATCCCAAGGGCATGGACTCGCTGAACGCGGCGACGATGGTCTGGACAAACGCACCAAAGGCAATTGGCGCTTTCGAGCGAGGCGCGCTGATCCGCTCGAAGAACGGCTTCTATCTCGCGATCCCCACGCCTGCCGCTGGTGTAAAGGGCGTCGGAAATAAGCGGATCACGCCGGGCGGATGGGAGCAGCGGACTGGCCTGCGGCTGCGCTTTGTTTATCGTCGCGGCGCGCCGAGCCTGCTGGTCGCGGAATCGCGCCTCACCAACAAGGGCCGCGCAGTGGCGTCTCGCTCCAAGACCGGGCGAGGCCTCGCAACGGTTCCGATCTTCATCCTCGTGCCGCAGGTCAATCTGCGCAAGCGTCTCGACCTCGCGCGCGACGGCGAAGCATGGGCGAACCGTGTGCCTGGCCTGATCGTCTCGAACTGGAAGGAAGGCACCTGATGCCCAGCAAGAGCGAAGCCGTTCTGCAGGCGTTGAACATCGCGCTGGCGACGACACTGCCCACAGGGGCCAAGCTGCTGCGCAACGCGGTGCTGCCCGAGCGGGTGCCTGCAAACGGGATCATGATACTGCGCGATGGAAGCCCAGGCACGCCGGAGGCGCTCATGTCGCCGCCGCTCTACGTCTACGACCACCGCGCCGAGGTCGATGTGGTGGTTGAAGGAACGGAGGCCGCGCGGGAGGCCGCTTTCGACGCTCTAAAGCTGGCTATCCACGCGGCCATCGATGCGGACCGCACTCTGGGTGGTCTTTGCGATTACGCGATCGGGGAGGCACCTGCTCCGATCAATCTGGCCATTGAGGGAGCCGAAGGCTTCAAGGCCGCGACCATTCCGGTCGTTCTCACTTACGGGACCCCCGATCCCCTTCTCTGAACCACGAAAGGAACCACAGGACATGGCACGCGCACAAGGAGCGCGGGCGCAGATGGCGCTCGCCTACGAATCCGTCTACGGCACGCCGCCCGCGAGCGGTTATACAAAGATGCCCTTCGCCAGCGCGACGCTTGGCGCGGAGCAACCACTGCTCGAGTCGGAGCTGCTCGGCTATGGCCGGGATCCTCTAGCGCCGATCAAGGACGCGCTGACCGCCGATGGCGACGTGGTGGTCCCGA